AAAAAATACAGCATCTTTCATCAGATAGATGGTTCGTGGTTGGATGCTGGTAAAAGCGATAGTGTGGAAGAACTTAAACAACATTTGGAGGCCGCAGAATGACCACACTATATTTCACACAAGATCAGTTGGCTTGGCTTGCCCAGGCATTCGTTGACAGCACAACAGATGTCAAGATCGCAATAGATCCCAAAGGCAAGTTTGAACAGCAGTTGCAAGATCTTGGTGCGTTTGATGACGTAGAGTCCTGGGAGACAGCAGAATGAAACCGTAGATCTCCCTTGCAAGAATCTATGAAGTTTGAGCCCCAATTCCTGGGGCTTTTTTACGACGCTATAAATATTTGTCTATTAGCATAGGCCCCAGGCTTCAGAATCCTGGACAATCGAGCCCTGAATCCCCAGGGCTTTTTTGTGGCTGTGTAAATATGTGTCAAAGGAACAGATATGGGACAAGCCAAGCAACGAGCCAAAGAGATAGCAGAACTAAAGAAATGGGGCAGACTGATAGACACACCAAGGCCACCAAAACCTGTGTTTGTTAGAGTAGGCGACCAAGTGTGGATGATCACCAACGCAGAGTTCGCGGACTGGGTCAATGCGGCACATAAACTCACACAGCCAGTAGAGGCTCAAAAGGAACTGGCCCGTCTGGCTTTAATTGCTGAACGGTCTGGAGTGAGCGAACGTGAGTGCCAGCAATGGTTTGGTTATCAACTCAAGGTGTTTGCTGACACGGTGCTAAACCGACCAATGCCCACACCAATTGTGTTTGCCCAAAATGATAGACTGAAAAAGTAAAGAGTGTTATAATATACACATATTAAACAACTTGAGAGAGCAATGAGTCCAAAAACAGCCCAGGTATTAAAACAACACAACATACCACTGGATATGTATAATCAATTAAACACTTCAGAAAAGATTGCGTTTAGCACACAACTACGCAAACTGGGTCGCATCAGCACACCACGCTTACAAAATGCCTGGATGTGGGCATTGCTATCACGTAAATGAAAACTAAGGTCCAAACAATGAAACTCACTCGAGAAATTCTTGAACCCATTATGCTCCAGGCCCAACAGCAAAGAGTAAAACTTAGGCTAAGACAAAATGCCACTTGGGCATTGTTGCCTGATCTGATTGAACGACTTAAACAAGATTTAGATGACTATGGTTATGATCTTTCTGATTCAGATAACACTCCTAAAAAGGATGATGACGAGGCTGGTTGGGAAATACTACAACGATATAAACAAGCCCGATACGAGTTAAAAAACAACAAGCCCAAAACCCTGGAATGGTTGCATCCTGATGGCAGCATTGACCAAGACCAACCAACCTTGGAAGCCATACTGTCTGGTGAGTTAGATGTTGCTTGGTTGGAAACGGATGCGGATAACTGGGCATTCAATATTGAAGGAAATGGTCGTCATATACTTTGGAGAAGTTTTGTAAACGCTTATGAAAACCTAATTGAGCCAGGTCAATGACATCTTGCTGTCCCTAAAACAAATTTAAGCACACATTATGGTGTGCTTTTTCTTGTCCAGCATAAGTAATCATATGACAACGGAAAAGAAATCAGAAAAACCACCTCGCAAGAAAGCACCCTCACGTGGTGGTGCTCGTCCTGGATCAGGCAGACCCAAGGGTTCAACCACCAAGGTGAGCCTGGATGATCTCTTGAGCAACATAGAACTGGCCACAGGTCAAACCTATGGTGAACTGTTGGCCCACAACTACGCCGGTGCCATCAGCCGATCAGACTGGTCTGGCGTTAGAGACTATGACAAGGCGTTTATGAACAAACTCTTGGCTGACAAGACTGAAGTGACCACAGTGGATAGTCAAGAAGCCCTTGAAGCCAAGCACACAGCATTCGCACAAGCCATACGCCAAATCACTGGTATTCAGCCAGGAGCATAAATAAACATATGCCACTAATGAAATCAACATCCAAGAAGGCCTTCAAGGAAAACATCAGCAAAGAGATCGCAGCCGGTAAGCCCCAAAAGCAAGCAGTTGCCATAGCCTATGCTGACAAGCGTGACGCGGCAAAGAAAACAAAGACTTCGAAGTCAAAAGGAAAACAAAAATGATGAGACCCAACTCAAAAACACAAATGGATCAAGGTTTAGGCTTTGATGGTGCTGGTCGTGAGTCCACAGGCTCAGTGCGTGGTGGCTTGCACGTGAACCGTTTCACAGGCTATATGAACGATGGCCGCTTGGTCAACAAAGGTCGTGGACCCACTGTGGGCAATCACGGTTGTGAAGATGCCAGCCGCCCAGGAGCCTCCGCTTCAGTTACACGGGATCCTTACCAGTGCCCTCCAACCGCAGGCACACCTAAACTACCTGCTCAAGGTTCAGTTCGCGACAACATCAACCGTGGTGCACAAGTGCGTGGCTCAGCAATGACAGCAGTGAAGAAGCCTTCCAATCCAGATTCAATTCGCGTGGGTCAAGGTGGTGGCACAAGTTATGGTGCTGTGACCAAAGGTGCTCGTCCTGTAGCCCCAGGCAGCACAGGTGGCATCAATTACGGCCCCAAGAGCCAATACTAAGGACTTGATATGACACCATTCTCTCCAATAGGTCGTAGCATTGTGGTTCCCTATGCTGACGACTCAACAGACACCGCAGTCACAGTGAACACAGGTTCAGCAGGCTGTCCCAATGTGCTGTATGCTGTGAACGAAGATCAGGCCAATGTTGTGGTTGTCAATGTTTCATTTGATGTCAATGACCACAATGCTGTTGTGCCCACAAGTGGCGCCAATGGCACAGGATGTGTTATTGCTCCTTATGGTTATGCTATGATTGCCATACCACAGGCTGCCAATGCTCCTACTACATTTTACATTTCAGCGGCTGGTCGTTCAGGCACAGGCAATGTGTATGTGACACCAGGCGTGACATTCAACAAATAAACGGACACACCTATGCCAACCCTAATTACCCCTGCATTAGAGACTGTGGTCAACACAGGCAGTCAGAATCTCTACACCATTACCACAACAGACACAATTCCAGGTATCAATCCAGGCAACGTTGTGATAGCCAACTCAGCCGGTGGATTCACTACCAACTCATTCAGTTCATACAACATAGGTGACACTGTGGTGGTGAGTGGTTCACAATTGGGCACAGGTTCAATCACAGGCTACACTTCACCTGCTACCTATTACATCACCAGCACCAATCAGAGCAATGCCTTTGTGCTGAGTGCCACTGAAGGCGGTGCCAATGTGATCACTGTGGCAGGATCAACCACAGGTATGACGTTTGTGGCTTCAGGCTCAGCGTTCCCTGACGTGACAGGTGCTGTGCAATTTAACACAGTGAACTCACCACAACAGGTGGTGTTCTCAGCCATCACTGCCAATGTGGGCACGGCCATCACTGCCAATGTCACAACAGGTGTGTTTGGTCTGGCCAACGTTGCCAACATTGCTTATCAATTGAACGGTTATGTTGAAGTCACGTCAGTGCCGGCCACATACGGTTGGGTCAACACAGACACCAATGCCGCTGTTGGACCAACTGCACCCGCAGGCATACCATTAAGCACTACCTTTCTAAACACCACAGCCAACACAGTGAATGTGGCTTTGAGAGTCAGCACCCTGGATGGCGCACCATTTAGACTGCCAGCACAGATTCAAGCAGCCGCTGCCACTGTGAGTCAAGTATCAGGCTACACTGTAGCATAAGGAAACAACAATGAGAATATCAACCGCAAATATGAATGCCAAGCCTATCAACCAAAAGCGTGGCCCCACAACAGGCAACCACAACACCGGTAGCAAACGTGCAGACGCAATGGCAGAGAAAGCCCGGTCAGGTTCAGACAAGTCAGCCCTGGCTGATATGGTCACAGACGCTGTGGCACGTAGAGGCGAACTAATGCGATCAGTAAGAGATCCAGCAGTGGAGCCACTCAAGGCCAATGTGAATGTTGGTCGTGGTCCCACAAAAGGCAACGCTGCCAAACAACAGAAGTCTGGTGCCGCTCGCAAGGGTGCCTTAGGTGCCACTTCCGGTTATTGAATAACCCCCACTTGAGCACACAAGGGTGTGTTCAAGTTTTTGTTTTGACAAGGAAAAGATATGAACAAACGACCCGCCCCCACACCCGAAGAGAACATCTGGGATGACGCTGTAGAACCAGCCACTCCCGTTGAACCCGCAACCAAGACCCCCAAGTTAAAAAAGCCAGCAGAGCCTGCGGTGATTGACCGTGAGTTCGACATCGAAGGTCTAATGACTGACTTCCCCACTGCTAAAGATTTAGAACGCTTTGTGTATGATGAAACAGGCATTGTGTTGAACCTAAAAGGTCGTGCCAACCGACTCAAATACCAAATAGCAATGGACACCTTAAATGGTGTCAACGTTGATCAACGCTACATTGGCACAAGTAATCCTTACCTGGACAAGACTGATCTTGTGCCGGAAGAATCCCTAAAAGAACTACCCCCAAGAGATCCTGCCATCCCTGGCCGTAGTGACCTACAGAATGAATTCTTCACAGCGTTCGTGCCACACTCTGACAGTGAATATCACTCACAGGGTCGCAAGATGCACTGCACGTTCAAGAAGTATAAGAATGGTATGATCACCTATGAAGTGATAGGACCCATCGAGCCACGACCATTCGGTGAAAAGATAGACAAGTGGGGCAAGGTTCGTCCCGAGATCATCCGCTGGGTTGATCCACGCACTGGCGAACAAATTGTTCAGCGTTCAGATGGCACACTCACTCCCATTGGTCGTAGACTACGTGCTATGATGCAGACCTTTAGATACAACACAACCAATCAATGGGTGCGTTATGTAGACAGAGACTTCATCAGCCTGGACCACAAGGCCGCTATCAATCCCTGGGACCTGGATGACTAATCCCACACCACACATACGGGATGGTATCATACACAACGCAGTGGAAACACGGCGAGCAGATGATACCAAGATCCTACAAAAGGTCAATGCTGTGAACCGTGAAGCGTTTACCCAACGCTTCCCACATCAACTGGAACACCATTTGAGATTGGTCTCTGAACGACTACAGGCCTGCCTGACCAAGCCCTTGGATATGCAAATGGATCGTCCTGACACCTGGCCAGCCACAGCAGATGAGATCTTTGCCCTGAGCCACGCACTGAAAAATCTAAATGAAGTGCGTAGAGACTGGCGACTACCTGACCAAGAATAATGACCTATCAACTACACCAGCAAGACTGTGTGGAGTGGATGCAAACACAACCTGACCACAGCATAGACATCATTGTGTCAAGTCCGCCCTACAACAAAGGCATTGAGTATAATGGTTATCAGGATCGTAG